TTGAATAAAAGTCTAAATAATAGACCAATTTAATGGTTGTAAACTGACAATTAAAGGTGTTCTGGACTCGGGTTCGACCCCCGACATCTCCACCATCAACGGGGATGAATTTGGCTTCGACAGGGCAAGTAATAACCTGACAGCAACCAGTGAGGCGACTGACTTAATCAGCGCAAACACAGTAAATGCAAACGATGATTCATTTACACCTATGGCTCTCGCTGCCTAATAAGCACATTGAGCACAAAGAGTTGACCGCTCGGTAACAGAAAGGTCTGGGGTGGTGGTGCGAACCACCACCCTTTTCTTTCACTGCAATAATGGAGACAACTAACATGAATGCAGTAGATATACTTTGTAATGTGGAAAAATATTTTGATCGCAATCACAATTTGTTCTGTAAATTTGGTGGACTATTTGCGCTAACATTTCTTATGATTTTTGTACCATACAGTATGGTAGATCGTATGAATAGCAAATTAGAAGCCCAGCAAATTACAAATGAACTTCTAGTATCAGAACTCGAAACTCTTAATCATAAGGTCGAGTTTCTAAATCTTTCTTACGAGAAAAAGCAAGCAGTGATGCGAGAGGTTGAATGCCTCGCTCGCAACATTTACTTCGAAGCAGGTGGTGAGCCTCGTGCTGGCAAGATTGCTGTTGCTGAAGTCACCATGAATCGAGTCAAGAGTCGCCAGTTCCCAAGAACAGTTTGCGGTGTTGTTCATCAAAGGAACAGACACACCTGCCAATTCTCTTGGGTGTGTGAAGGTAAGAAATCTATTCGGCATCAAGGCGCATGGCGTGAGTCCGTCAAGATTGCTGAAAACATATTGATTTCTAAACACGAATATGGTATAATTGGATCTGCAAAGTATTTCCATGCAACTTATGTTGATCCAGAGTGGGCTGAAAGAAAAAGAGTTATCAAGAAAATTGGTCAGCATATATTTTATCATTGAGGCATTATGCGAATTATTGAAGATGTGAAGTTAGACTTTAAAGATGTTCTGATTACACCCAAACGATCTGCTCTGTCTTCTCGAAGCCAAGTAAATCTTGAGAGAACTTTCACTTTCCGTAGTGGAAATTCTTGGAAGGGTGTTCCAATTATTGCTGCGAATATGGATGGTGTTGGAACATTCACAATGGATCTTGAGTTGAACAAACACAAGATGATGGTTGCGGTGACCAAGCATTACTCTCAAGAAGATCTTATTGATCACTTTATACAAAAATTTAACAGCAGCGTCTACTCGATGGGCATCTCAGATGCAGACTTATACAAATTTAATAAAGTCGTTGAATCGAATATTGTAAAGAACTGGAATATCAGAGTTTGCATTGATGTTGCGAATGGATACACGCAAAGTTTCGTGGACTTTATCAAACAGTTCCGCGAAGATCATCCAAATGTTTTATTGATGGCAGGTAATGTTGTCACACCAGAGATGACTGAGGAATTGATTCTCGCAGGTGTTGACATCGTGAAAGTTGGTATTGGTCCTGGATCTGTCTGTACAACACGGAAGATGACAGGCATCGGCTACCCGCAGTTGAGTGCAATTATTGAATGTGCTGATGCAGCACATGGTCTTCAGGGTCATATTATAGCGGACGGAGGGTGTTCCGTTCCTGGAGACATTGTGAAAGCATTTGCTGCGGGAGCCGATTTTGTGATGCTTGGTGGAATGCTGGCTGGTCATAAAGAAGGCGGTGCTTCTGCTATTGGCGGAAATCAATTCTATGGTATGAGTTCAGAAACAGCCATGGACTTACATAATGGTGGTGTGGCTAACTATCGAGCCAGTGAAGGCAAGACAGTTGAGATTCCATATCGTGGTGAGGTGAGTAGAACACTGCAGGATATTCTTGGTGGTCTGCGTTCGGCATGTACTTATGTTGGAGCAAGTGAGTTGAAGGAATTGAGTAAGCGTGCAACATTTGTTCGCGTCACTCAGCAACTGAATAATTCCTTGAGTGCATATGAGATCTAATATGGCAAGTCGCGAAGAAAAGAATAACTTCTCTATAATGATTATGGAGATGGCTTTGAAAGAAAAGATTGATCATATGGATGCAGTCGCAACATATTGTGAAAGAAACAATCTTGAGATTGAAATCGCTGCAACACTTATCAATGAATCTCTCAAGAGCATCATTGAAGGCGAAGCAATGGAGTTAAGGTTTTTGCCACGAGGTAGTAGACTTCCGTTATGAACGGATACGATCTATATTGCACCTATCAAGCCATCAAACTGCATTTTAGTTCTGAGCAATATAACTTCTTTCACTATGATGGTAAAACAAGAGTATCAATAGATGCATTTCAAAAGCGTCGTGACAAATTTCTATTCCATCGTCTCGCGCGCAAGTATCGGGACGATGAGATGGTTCCATTTCTGGTTGCTAATTTTGTACACAGTGACGATAATTGGACCAAAAGTCTTCTTGAAGAGGAGGCTGAGCAAACTTATCGAGAATGGAAACGAACCACGGATTCGATGAGCAAGATCTATGCAGAAGATCTGCAAAAGATTGCTACAAAAGAAACATTTAATGAATTATTTAAAGTCGATGATGGGCAATTTCCAAAATTGTTAGTGTTGTTCATGCAAAACGAAGTGACGATTGAGACGATGGTTATTCTCAATAACATCTTCGACTTTATTCGAATTTGGGACAAGAAGATTTCAGATGATATCATCTATCCCAAAGTGTCAAGAAAGATTCGCAAATATGGTTCTTTCTTGAATGTGAATGTCGACAAGTACAAGATCTTGACAAAAGAAACTTTACTTGCTGACTGAAATACTATATAATGGTATTGTGATGATGAAAAAGTGGACAAGTCGATATACATTAATACAACGCTATACGGAGAATATAAATGAGTCTATCAAGTCTTAAGAAGGGTTCGTCCCTTGACAAATTGAAGAAGGCAGTTGAAGCATCTTCAGCAGGTAACACTGGCGGCAAAAATGTTGATGATCGTTTTTGGCAACCAGAGGTCGATGCCGCTGGCAACGGATACGCAGTTGTCCGATTCCTCGATACTCCAGCAGTCGACGGTGAAGATGGTCTTCCTTGGGTTCAAATCTGGTCGCACGGATTCCAAGGTCCAGGTGGTTGGTACATTGAGAATTCTCTCACAACTCTTGGCAAAACTGACCCTGTTTCTGAGCACAACACTGTTCTGTGGAACTCAGGTATCGAAGCAAATAAGGAAATTGCTCGTAAGCAGAAGCGCAAGTTGACCTACATTGCAAACATTCTTGTGATCTCTGACGCAAAGCGTCCGCAAAATGAAGGTAAGGTGTTCTTGTTCAAGTTCGGAAAGAAGATTTTCGACAAGATCAAGGAGCAACTCGAGCCGCAGTTTGCTGATGAGACTCCAATGAATCCGTTTGACTTCTGGAAGGGTGCAAACTTCAAGATCAAGATTCGTAATGTCGAAGGCTATCGCAACTATGATAAGTCGGAGTTTGAATCTCCTGCTGCATTGTTCAATGGCGACGACGCGCAGATCGAAAAGGTCTGGAAGTCGACACATTCACTCAAGGATTTCTTGAAGCCTGATAACTTCAAGTCCTATGATGAACTCAAGGCGAAATTGGATAAGGTTCTTGGTGCTGGTGGTGCTGCTGGCGCAACCGCAAAGCGTGTTGATGATGAGGAAGCATCGGCTCCTGTCATTCGCTCTGCTCCTGCCAAGAAAGTTACTGCAGAAAATGTCACCGTCGATGATGACGATATGGCATTCTTCGAGAAACTTGCTGCTGAGTAATAAACTTCTTCAATAAGCACGGAGTGCGTTTAAGTTGAAGTTTTGGGGGGGCTGGAAACAGTCCCCCTTTTTTTCAGGCAAACCCAACTGAAGTAAATGCTGTTGGGTGCGCAAAGTCTTTTGATATTGCACGATTGAATGTATCATCAGCAAAACGAACATCTGCTTTTACAGAGTTATCTGATTTTTGTGGTGGTGCTGCTTGTTTGTCGCCACC